GAAGCTACTTTATGGTGTAATTTTGATTTAGGCCAGCAGTGTGCTTTATACTTACAAAAACTACAAGTAGTATTCATAAGGCGATTTCCTGTTGGTGTCCCTTTGTACGTTTCTGGAGTGTCCTCTAGTTTCTGCAAGGGAACAGTCTTATCTTGTAAAACACGAATATTATACGCCGCTGTGTTAAGGGCGGCTGTGCGCTCTTCGTGTTGAATATTAGGAGCAGCACAAATTTGTATTTCTCCTGAAGATTTATTAATAACAATCCATCCACCAAAAGGTTTCTTTTCAGCCTCGCCGTATAAATGTCCTTGTACAACGTAACCAAACGGATCATTATTTTTAACACGATTATAGCTGGAGAATTTGCTTGTAAAGGCGTAAGGGCTGGATGTTTTAATATCCCAAACGGCATCATCAATGATTATGTCCAGTGTCCCTTGTAACATAACTCCTTCTAGTTCAAGACTAACAGGTTTTTGATAGGCTTGCACATTAACACCAGCCTCTTTTAATTCTATGTAGATTAGCGCCTCAAGTATATCACCAAATAAAAACCGATTAACGGAATTGTATTCAAGTTCTGTTTTGGTTTCAACACCATCTCTTTCTAGCTGCTGCTGGCAAATGGGTTTGCCTAGACCAGACATACGCATAGACCATTTGTGCGTAGGATTAACAAATTGTTTGCTTAAAGATCTACCACACTCTCTCTTAAAAAAGTTAATAGAATCGAAGGAGACATCTGCCTCCCCCGAAACTACCTTTTGCAGATACAGTTGCAAGTATTCTTTAATGAGATTATTCATTAAAGATTTTCAACAACCTGCACATCTTCAAAGTCTTGACGAGCTTCATGGTATTTGTCTTCAATCTGAGAATTATGACTGTTGACAACCCCTATAAAACTTTCAAGAGTAGGAACATCTTCCTTTGGACTAAATTCAACGACATCTTTTACGTCAATTTTAGCCTTATAAAAGATATTTCCGCCGTATTTTTGCTTAACAGTACCAAGTAACGCACGAGTATTAAACAAAAGTTTCCCCTGTTTCTCCAAGGTTTTAATCCAATCGCTGACAGGCATAAAATTACTGCCCTTAGCGTACCACACATGGGGAACAGCGGCTGCATCATCATCAATTGCTACTGTTCCGTACAAAACTTGAGAACACTTAATTCCTGCTTGGAGAGTCCTTGCAGGATCATCGACGGCAAGCTGGTCAAGCTCCTTTCGTTCTATCTTGCCACATTTCAAACCACCAGTTGTGTCAAAGAAACTATCGCCAAACGATGCAGCTTGTATGGTCATGGACGAATACGTTTGTTCGCCTTGATCCCACACACTATACATATATCGACGAAGAAATGGGCGAAAAATAACTGTTTTTGAATAGGCAGTATTCCCATTTGCATCTTTAACACGCCATTGACCACGAGGAAGGCTTTTACCATCGTCATCCTCTGCGTTGTGTTCAATAGCAAGGCGAGGCAAAAACGAGCCACCACCCTCACTGACCTTTGAAGATAGATCTTTCTGGCCTAATGCGGCCATTATGAGATCGGTATCTCCGCTTTCAGAAAGAACCAAGTCCGTAATACTCGGATTTTCCTGACTTTCTATAACTAAATTTGTCATTGTAGTCATTATGATTTATATCTCCTTCGTAATGACAGGGTTAAGGTTAGACCAATCGTTACCAAGTTTTAGTTCGATACCGACTGGCACATTGTAATCTAATCCATATCGGGACTGACATTCCTTTCTTAAACCCAACATGGCTTCGGTTAGTAGTTTTATGGCTATACCCTCTTCTTCAGGGTGTACATCCATTACTATACTATCATGAACGGTGTTGCAAATCAAGCTCTTTATTTGCGATTGGTTAATTTTTTTATGTAGTGACACTAATGCAACAGGTAGCAGGTCCGCTGTCGCAAAACCTTGAACTGGATAGTTTTTTATTTGTGTTCCGTTAGAAACACCACCACTGGCAAAGCGCCGCACGTTGGGAAACATATATTCACGACCAGATGGTAGTGTTATTTTTTTATGCACTAAGGCTGTTTGACCTAATTTTTCGTGCCATTTGGCAATTCCGCTATATTTCTCAAGGAAGGCTTCGTAGTAGCGTCTTTCACTGGGCGTTCCTGTGCGACCCCCGTACAAGGGCTTAAACGTGTGTGCCTTGGCCTCCTGCCTACTCACACCAATAATTTCTGCTGTGTACGCATGGACATCAATTTTATCTTTAATGTCTTGTAAGGCTTGAGGATCTTGTGATAAAAAGGCTGCAACACGAAATTCTAATTGGCTATAATCGCCTTCAAGTATTTTTCCACCCTTAAATCTACTAATGATGGCTTCACGTACAGGAAAAGTATTACTTCTAGGCATATTTTGAAAGTTTGGATTGCGAGAAGATAACCTGCCTGTAGCTGTAACACATTGCATAAACTGAGGATGAATAAATCCATCGGCTCCCGTGTTATTCTTGATGTTTTCAATAAAAGTATTAAGATAGGTCGCTAACGCATTGTAACGCATATACTTTGTTAGAAACTCATGCTGCTTTGGTAGCCCTCTTACCTGTAAAAGTTTCTCTTTAATTGTTGCAACATCTGTTTTGAAACCATGCACCGACAAATCTTTTTCGTTTAAAGGCAGCAATCCTAGTCCAGCCCGTTCTTTTAGATTTTTATAAGTGTTTCCTTTACCGAAACAAATTTTACATCGGCGTGGCATACCATATGTACCATCTTTTCTTATAAATTCTATGGTTCCTCTGCCTCGACAAGTTTTACATACTTGCCGCTCTGTCTTTAAGAACGCTCCAACCTTGTACTGATATTTGTTACGAAACACTCGTGGTGCAGAAACCTTTATAAATTTCTTTTTTCTTTTTCCATTCTTTATTTCTGTGCCTAAATCAAAAAAGGTTTTCCATTCTTTTTTATCTCGCACAATTAAAGAATAAAACAATTTAGACCTATCTTCAGCAGAAGCTAAATTGATGGGTGTATCTCCACAAAATTCTCTGATTAAATTTTGAAGATCTGTTTCTAACTGAATGTATTCGTTCTTAAAATCGGTTTCAATCCGCCTTAGTCTTTCCACATCGACTTTAATACCTACATTTTCAATATCGCATAAAACTCGACACACATCCATATGTAGTTTAACTGCTGTTTTCATTTTTTGCCCACTTTCTCAAATCAATATCCAACATTTCAGCTTGTACGTGAGCCAATTCATACGTCGATTTAACGTCTTGTTCTCCGTATTCTACTAATTTATTCCAAGGTATTTCATCAACCCCTTTACCCGCTTTGAGAAACTCATCAAAAATATACGATTTTTTCTCTGACACGTTTCGCCTTTTACACGATGCCTCCAACGATAACTCCCTGTGTAATCCTCGTGCCAATAAATACTCCACTCCCATTGTGTCCCAAAGCTCTCCTTGATACTTAAAACCACAAGCCAACAACCATTGTAAATCATACTTTATATTGTGTCCAATTAGAAGGTTTGTTCTATATAGGACATTCTGTAAAATATCTACGTTGCCGCGTGTTGGCTTTTCTTCTGCATGAAAGAAACATAAATATTCTTGTTCGGCGCTGTCCGTTAAGTAACCACAAGAAACCAGTGTGTTATTTCCATTATAGGGCATACTATCGGTTTTAGTAAACGTATTTTCAATGTCAAGACAAGTAATCATGCGCTGTATCTCCCTGTTGCTATATTTATCTGCACAGGAACATTACCATGCCAACCATTTATTTTATTTTTACTAATGGCTAGAAATCTTGTGTTTGTGGAGTCTATTCCAATTTCTTTGCCTATTCCAATAATTAAATCGGCTTCCCCAGCTTTACCTGTACGACTGTTATCAAGCATAGAATATTCGATAACTTCTCTATCGTGTGCCTCAAAACTCGCTTGGGATACTGCCCACACCAAACAATTATTCCGTTTTGCTAATTCCCTGCCCATTACATATATCTCTTTTAGTCTTTCATCTCCACGAGTATATGTACCATCCACTTTAACCTTATCCATCTGGTCGATGAAAATTACATCGGGCTTATTGAGAGCAGTAAAATTGGTTATTTCTTTTACGCTTGTTCCCACACTATCCATGACAATTAAATTTTTCTCGATGCGCTCTTTGTATTCCTGCGTGTATTTATTATTGTCTCGTTTCAACGTGTCCTTGTCTATATTAAAGAACGCTGTAACAATTCTCAATTTAACTTTTTTGGCAATTTCTTCGTTAGCCCAATAATGAACCTTCTGCCCCCGAGAAAGATAGTGTGCAGCTAGATGAGCGCAAAAACTACTTTTGCCTACTTCTGGTCTAGCAAACACAATTCCGAAATCACCACGATTTAACCCTGCTACTTCTCTCTCTAGGTTAGCCAATCCAAAAGTAAAATCGGGTTCCTTCACAGTGGCCTTAATTAGTTCTTGAATGTCATCGTGAATGATCCTAAAACTATCTTCACCATCAAGACTATTAGAAGCAACCTTGTCTATCATTTGTGAAATTTCAGAGAACGCAGCTGAATTATCACCCGTCCAAAACGCTACAGCCTTTTCACCAATCTGCCTAGCCATGTCCCGCTGCCAAAACACCTTTGACCAATCGTAAGCAATATTGTCATCAATTCTTTTTGTCAACAATAAGTCATCAATGAGCTTTTCAACCTGCTCGGCCTTACTATCCGGTGTAGCAGGAAAGAGCATTTTATGAACAGCAAGTAAAGAAGATTTATCGAGTATCTCAATATCTTCGTATTTAAGATGTGCCTCTTTTATAGTTTGGGCAACAGGTCGCCAGTCTTTAGGAAACATGGCTGGTGTTATAAAGTTTTTGGTTCTATCCCACGAGCTTTTTTTGAGCATCGTAGATAAAACCGTCAATTCGATGTTTTGCATTACGCCCTGCCATTCTTTTTTATTCGGCTTTGTGACGGCGTTAATTTTTTCCTGTAATTAAGAGGATGTTTTTTGTGTCTCCTTTTAACTTTTTTCCTAATTACATATTTGTGTGTGCCAAATGCTGATCTTTTAGCCATGTTGATATATAAAATCCTCTAGTTGCTCGGCATCCATGTTTTTAAGATCCACTTCGGGAAAAAGAACACCGACATCGTTTACCTTGGTTTTTAGTATATCACATATTTGCATACTTTTCAAGGCCGCATCTTTGTCTAAACAAATTAATATTTTATTGTATGATTTTTGAATTAGATACCTATAAAGAGTTTCTGATAAAACTGTACCACACATAGAAATACCAACAATGCCAGCAAGTTTTGATACCACGCAAGCAGAGGGAATATCCTCCACAATTACAGCAGTTTTACCCAATCCAAGAACAAAATCAGCAGAAGTTTTAGCATATTTGTACCATTTAGGTTTTCCATCTGGTTTCATGGTTCGACCAACAGCATTGACAATGCGATTTCCATTCAATTCTTTAACAAGAAAAACCACACGTTCCTGTTTAGCATCATATCGCACATCAATATGACCTTGGCTATATAAGTCAAAGCATTGAACTTTTCTGAGGTAGTCTATGGCCTCATCACTCCACACCACTGC